ACGGATAGGTAACGGAGGGCATATGAGTAATAATTTAATAGATTGGTATGATGGCATTATGGAATGTCATGCGCATGTGCATAGTATGCATAACTTCGTGCCAGTGAGTTTTACGAAGTCTCAATGGATGGAGCAAGCAACGACTTTAATGTGCAGTCATTGCTTACAAATAGTTAATATGGAAAAAGTATTTGAATTAAATGCTTTAGTAAATTCTGATAACGTGCAGACATCTTCGGCTAACCTTTCAGAAACTTCTGATAATGCTTAACTGCTGATTCTTTTTCAGCTTTGCCTAATGGGGTGTTGTAATATTTCTTGTAATACTTCCAAATCGCATCAACGTTTTCTGCGCTGGGTAACGGCTCTTTGGCTCTAGCGTAATGCAATCTTGCCATCGCAGTTGCAAATCTTAAATCGTAAACCATTCTTTCTGGCAACGGTATTCTGCCAACATCAAAGTTAAGTGTAAGCATATTAAGCAATGCACCTCTGTTCTTGATGTAATTTTCCCAAATATCCGTATAAGTGTTTGGCTCCATTTGGTAAATACCTAACGCTGGCCCATTAACTTGTTTTAAATATTTTCCGCCTAATGACTCAGTCGCACATGTAAAAACTAAAATCTCTTCTGCATTTGTGCTATACATTTGTAACTTACTGAGAGCTGGCTTAATGATAAGCTCTCTGAGTTGTTTATTATCAATCATTTGTATTCCTTTTAAAATTTACACATAATGATTCTAAAGGAGAATCTAAAAATGCCAAAATTAGACCCGAAAAAAATATATAAGCAAGTCAAAAAAAATATTAATGGGAAAATATATAGCGAAGAAAAGCACTGCATAATGGTTTTGGATATTGTGGGGCGCGGTGGCTCTGTAGCTGAATTCTGTGCCGAAGCTTTAATTAGCCCAACAACTTACTATGACTGGCGACAAAAACACAAAATGTTTGACGAGTGCTCTCGAATAGCGGGTTCGTTTGCTGAGCTGCTTTGGGAGAAAGAAGGTCGTGACAATTTAGAAAACCCTGATTTCAATTGGCGTTACTGGGAAGGCATTGGCACATCAAGATTTCATTACAACAAGATGGGGCGTGTCCGATTAAATATGGACGAAAAAGCGGACCCATACACACAATACCAGCAACTGATTAAACAGGGTCAGGAAGGTGATTTGTCAGCATCCGAAATCAAACAACTGATGGAATCAATTAATATCGGTGTGCGTGCATTCGAAACATTTAAAATACAAGGCGAAGTTGATAAGATGAAAGACGATTTGTTAAAAATGCAGGGTGACCATGGCAACAATTTTAGCTCAGCTGAAACAGCTTCGAAAACAAATTAATATCCCGTATCGTGTTGTATACGTTGATAGGGAAATTAAACCGGAAGAATTCCAAGAAAAAGTAATTTACATTCACATATGCTTATAAGGAGGTCAAAGTGAGTTGGCTATCTAAAGGATTAAAAAAGATTGAAGGCGCAATTGCAGATGTTATTCCGCATCAAAGTGCTGCTGAAAAACGAATGAAAACAGACGCTATTAATTCTTACTATCAACAAAAAGAAGCAGCTATGGCCGAGCAGTCTAAAATCAGCGCTGCTAAAGACTTGGAGTCTAGACGAATTCATGAAAAACAAATCCGCTCAATGCGCAGACGTTATAAGTCTAGTGGCTTCTTACAACCAATGAGTGCTGAATCTGACATCCAAGAGAAAATGGGATAATCATGTCCGACAAACTTTTACAACAGTTTAGACAGCGTTACGACGCAGCTATGCAAATCAGTTATCTGTGGGCAAGTTTGCATGAAGCCTGTTACTTCTACGCTATCCCAAATCGCAATAGATTCTGGAGGCCTAAAGAGCAGCAAGGTGAAACTAAGGGAACTCGAGTCTATGATACAACAGCCATTGAGGCGACAAAGACCTTTGTTAGCAAAATGCACACCGCTATGACTCCACCACAGACTCAGTGGGCGTTTTTAGCGGTGACCCCTGAGTTTGACGAAGAAGACGCTGGAATGAGTCGCGATGACGCCCAGCGGGCTTTAAACGACTATATGCGTAAGTTATTCGATTATATCCATGACTCTAATTTTGATGTCGTGATTAACGAATGCTATTTTGACTTGGCGGTCGGGACATCATGTCTCGTGATTAACCAGTATACCGAAAAACAGCCTTTATTGTTTACGTCTATTCCGCTGGATAAAATTGCGATTGAAGAGGCGATGACTGGAAAGGTCGAATCATGGTATCGAAACTGGGAAGACGTCAAAGCCATTGAAATTAAAGTTCGCTGGCCTAAAGCCACCATCCCCGATTCAATCGTCCGTGAGATTAATAGTAATCCGAATTATATCATTAAGATGGTTTACGAAGGCGTAATGTACAATCCTCAAGAGCCATTGCATTACAAATATGTTGTGTGCTCGGACAACGAAGTGTTCTACACGGAAGACTTTGAGGTTAACCCAGGTATTGTATGGCGTTTTCAAAAGACCAATGCTGACACATACGGCCGTGGACCAATCATGGATGCGCTACCCTCTATCATTTCGTTAAACGAGATGGCTAGAGTTGAGCTTGCAGCGGCCAACTTGAATACATTTAAGCCATATATGGCGTTTAGTGATGCGGTATTTAACCCTCACACGTTTAAGATGCAACCAATGACCGTGATTCCTATTGCGCCCCTTGGTTCGTCCGGACAACCGCCTTTAATCCCGTTGCCTGATACTTCGAACCCTCAGTTTAGCCAACTGACTATCCAAGATTTGAGAATGCAGATTCGAAGCCTACTGTACGCAGATTCTTTAATTCCAACTGACTCTAAGCAGCCAGTAAGTGCGACTCAAGTGATGATACAGAATCAAACCTTGGCAGAACGTATCGGGCCTTTATTTAGCCGACTGCAACAAGAGTTCTTATGGCCAGTTATTGAAAGATGTGCTTATATTCTTGATAAAATGGGGTTATTGCCTTATCCTCAAATTGAAAAGAAATTGGTATCATTTGTTTATCGTTCGCCTTTGGCGCTGGCAAAGGGGCAAGAACAGATTGCTAGGTTTACTCAGTACTTCCAATTGCTGCAAGGCATTAGCGGTCCTGAAGCAGCTCAAGCATTTATCAATCCCATGGAGTACCCATACCTATTGGCTGACCTCATGCAGATTGATAATCGTTTGTTAAATAGTCCCGAAGAAGTTGCAAAAGTCATGCAAGACCAGCAAAACAAAATGAACGAGCAACAAGAAATGATGATGCAGCAAGGCGGACAGCCTCCACAACCATTACCACAGGTGTGATATGAACCCAGAAAACTTTTACGACCAATATCAAGTCCAACAACCCGAACAACAAGGCGTTCAGCTAGATGAATTATGCTGGAATGTTTTTAATACTGAAGCTGGCAAAGAATTAATGAAAATTATTAAAGAGCGTTTTTTGGTAATGCCTGCTCCTGGTCCAGTTGGCAAAGATTATCCGCAAATGTGTGTATTTTACGAAGGCTTTAGAGAAGCGTTTCGACAAATCGTAGCAAGCGTTGACGGTTACCAACAAAAGAAAGATTTCGAAGCTAAGCAAGCGGGGGTCTAATGAGTTTTGATACAATATCGTCAGTTACGGAAGACATGGCTACACAAGATTCTGGTCAGCAAACACAAGAGCCTTCGTGGTGGCTAGATGATAAAACACCTGGTGTGGGTGAAAGACCGGACTGGCTACCAAGTCAGTTTAAGAAAGCATCAGATGTTGCAAAGTCTTACCAAGAATTGCAAAAACGTTTCGGAGAAGCACCAAATGAATACTCATGGGAAGCAGGCAAAGGATGGGTTGAGCCGGATTACGAGCCATTCCAAGAACTTGCACAGTTCGCAAAGTCCAAGCGCGTTCCTCAAGACGTTATGGACAAAATGCTATCGACTGTTGGAAAGTATCTTGATGAGTTCGGAATTGACTACGAAGCAGAAAAAGCAAGTCTCGGAGAAAAAGCGGACGAAAGATTGGAAGTCCTAAACAACTGGGCGAGAAGCAATCTTTCTGAAAACGCCTATCATGCACTGACAAGTAATTTAAGAACAGCAGACGCAGTAATCGCATTAGAGGAGCTAAGAACTAAAATGCTAGGACAGAATACAATTATCCCAGGTAATCAATCCGCACCGTCAGAAAGCAGCTATACGCTTGAAGACTTGCAGCATGAATTGAATACCAATATCGATAAATACAAGTCAGATGCAAAATATCGTCGTGAAATCACCGAAAAGATTGAGCGATTGCAAAACAATAGATAAAACTTTAAACTGATTGCAAGTGTCCAGTTTTGGAAGAATTGGAGAACTTGCATTTCAGGCCCTCACGGACAACCATAAAAATACAAGCCCAATTTAAAACGAGTTTATTCTTTAACTTTTTTTAAGGTGGCTATCATGTCTACATCTTTAACCAATGTACAACAAATTGAGTTTGACGCGCTCGTAAAAGCCGAGTACCGTTCAACCGGATTTATCTTACGCGATACTGTTCGTATGAAATACGACGTTATCGGTGCAAGCGTTGAGTTCCGCAAAGTTAACCAAGTTATTTCTGTTCCTACTGCCTATTTAGCAGCTGTAACTGTACAAGACCCTGGTTACAACAAAGTAATGTGTTCATTACAAAAATACACCACTCCAACCGCAGTCGACGAAGTACAAGAGTTAACAGTTAACTTCGATGCCAAAATGGAAAATGCGATGTTGGTAGCCCAAGCTATGGGTCGTCGTTCTGACCAAATCATCATTGATGCGGTTAACGCTGACGTAGGCGATACCATTCCAAATGGCGGAACAAACTTTAACTATGAAAAATTTACACAAGTATTAGAGTTCTTTGATGACCACGCTGTCCCATTAAGCGACCGATTTGTGGCAATGTCTGCAAGCAACTTTAAATCGTTGATGCAAGATGACCAATTCACAAGTACTTTCTATACTCGTAACGACCCAATTGACCGTGCACGCATTCGTGAATATTTAGGCTTTAACGTCAAGATTATTCCACAAATGACTGAAGGCGGCTTGCCATTGAACGGTAACATTCAAACAGCATTAGCATGGCACAAAATGTCAACCGGTATGGGTATCGGAATGAACTTCAGAACCGAAATCAATTACATCCCACAAAACACATCTTACTTAGTAAATGGCGTGTTTTCTGCTGGTGCTGTTGTAATTGATAACCGAGGTACACTTGCTATCGATTGCGATATCACAGCTTAATTAAGGGGAATTAACATGGCTTTTAATGATTCAAGATGGGTTAGACAGACTTTAGCGTTCAACTCTGGTCGTGTTGTAACAGACCAAGGAAATGAAAACGGTCCCGCATTGTTTACATATGCTTCTAGTACAGACAATATGGCAACAATTACTGCTGCGAATTACTTTGCAGACGTTGTATATGATTTAGCGGTAGGCGACATTCTTATGATTGAAGCTTCAGACGCTGACGGTATGTACATGGTTGCTACAGTTGACCGTGATGCAGGAACAATTACAGTTTCTGGATTTGCTCCTACAAACTCTGTAAATACAGCAAATATCGTTGATGGCGCAGTGACCGCTCCTAAAATTGCAAGTGACGCTGTTACAACTGCTAAAATCTTAGCAGCTAACGTAACACTCGCAAAATTAGCAAGTGGCATTGCCCCTGCTTACGTTGTTAAGTATGGCGCACAATACACAACAACTGGTGGCGCTGCTGCTGAAGCAATTACGGTTTCTGGTGTTGCGGCTACAGACTTAGTGTTTGTTCAATTGAAAAACGATGGAACAAACAACGTATCGGTATTGTCTGCTGCTGCTACCTTAAACACTGTAACAGTAACCTTCTCATCCGACCCAGGCAACGATGCGGTTATTTATTATCAAGTACTAAGAGCAGCTAGTTAATTAAGGAGATGGGCCATGATTACCAAGACGTTTATCATCAGTAATGCGGTGACACAATTGGGTCATGCGCCCGTCGTGTCCTTGATTGACCAAGATGAGTTAGTTGTTTCGGCAGAGCAGGCATTTGATATGCTTCTGCCAAGCATCTTATCGCAAGGAAACTGGCGTTTTGCGACTAAAATTTCCCAGCTTAGCCAGTTAAATGAAACGGCTCCAGAGCCTTATTTGTATGTTTATCAGTTACCCAGCGGATGGCTTAAGACTTTAAGTGTCTGGCCTAATACTTATGACTGGGACATTTTTAATAACGAAAAGATTTATACATCGCAAGAATCGGAATGGTGGATGCAATATGTCTATCAGCCAGATGTATCACACTTACCGCCTTTGTTCGTACATTATTTCACTTACGAAATATCGGCTTATTTGGCATTAAGTAATGCTGAAAAAACAGATTACTATGCAGCTCTTGAAGCAAAGCGTGAGAAGCTACAAGCAATGGCAATGGGCGTTGATACGCAAAATAGACCACAGTTTACACAAGTCGACTTTCCTGTTCTTGGCAACCGATACATTGGCGGTACTTACCCGAATTCATTATCATAGAGGTCTAAAATGCCCGAAGTTACCTGGTCGCAAGATGAGTTTAGCAAGGGCGAAATTAGCCCTATGTTATATGGACGTGTAACACTTGATGGTTACTATAAAGGCGTCAAATTCTCGAGAAACACAATTACATATCCTCAAGGCGGAATCGGGAAACGATTTGGAACGCTATACCGTGGCGAAATCACAGGCGTTACTGATTGGCGGGATATATTTTTTGAAGCATTTCCCTATCTCAACGAATGCACATATTTGCTAGTTATTGTTCCAGGACAGATAGAAATTTATCTAGAGGGGATTTTAGTTGCCACAGTTGCTAGCGCATTATTAACAAGCACTGTAGTTCAGAAAATAGATTGGACTGTTCTAGATAGATTTTTCAGAATTGCAGGGCCTACAATCCGTCCGCAAGACATTGTCAGGAACGGCACCACAACCACGATTAACGTTGGAGCAGGAATTGTTTCTAATCAATTCACGTTAAACGCTGCAACGACCGCTAATATTATATTCCCTGTTAGATTTAGCAATCCCGTACCTGCGGATATGCCAAGTACGACTCCTAATATTGTCCAAGGCGTAACCTATTTTGCAAGAAGTGATGCAACAGGTTTATTGATTAAAGTGTATGCTAACTCACTAGATGCGGCACTAGACGAAAATGCATTTGTATTAAACAGTGCTGGCGCAGGAGTCACAACAGTTGCGATTTACAACTCATGGTCATTAACGCCTGTGGCATTCAACAATTTGCCTCAATATGACTTTAATGACAATTATGAGTCCATTACATTTACGCCCAGTGCTTTAACTGGGACCTGCACAATTACCGCATCAAGCGCAATATTCACTACAGCATTAGTTGGTGGAAGCATTGTGCTTGCTGATGGCATTGTGTCATTAACAACCTACACCTCTACAACTCAAATGAGCGGAACAGTAACCAGTCCGTTAAGCACTTTAGCAGGACAGGTTGGAAGGCTTGTAGTGCTCAGAGAGCCTGCATGGAGCGATTTAAGAGGTTGGCCACAGAAGTGCTCTAGCTTTCAAAATAGGTCGATATTTGCAAACTCCGATAGCCTGCAAAATGGTGTATGGTTATCTGCAATTAATGACTACAATAACTTTGATGAGCTTAATTTGCCACCTGATGATGACGACGCAATTAGCTATTACCCATCGTCCGACACAGTAAACGTTATCAACTATATTGTTCCTTATCGCAGCTTAACATTCCATACAAACACAGGTATTTACAGTACGCCATTATCATTTGAGTCTGCATTAACGCCCAGTAACTTTAGTCTACAATTGCAAGAATCAAATCCGGCCACAGCAATTCAACCCAGAGGTATCGATAACCAAATCGTCATTGTGACGGGGAATGATATCCATACCATGTTATGGGATGGGATTAATAACGCCTACGCATCCAACATCGTATCAGTTGCGTCAGAGCATTTGATTAAAAACCCGCATGATGAAATACCATTTATTAATTTTACTCAAGCAGGAAGCCGTTATGTATTCTTTATCAATGATGATGGAACGCTTGTTATCTATCAAACACTGGTTGCGGAAAACGTTTCAGGATTTACTTATGCCGACACGGTCAATGGCTTGTTTAGATGGGGAACGAGTAGCCCGGATGGAAGATGCTGGTTTGTTGTTGAGCGACAAATTGCAAATGAAACAACACCGCCATTTACTTACTCAACCAAGTATTTCATCGAAGAATTAAGTTTCGATGTATTTACAGATTGTTCTTATATTTACTCAGGCTCAGCAACATCAAGTATTACAGGACTACCTAGATTTAATGGTAGAGCTGTATCTATTGTTGGTGACGGCTATGGATTTGAAGATTCCGAGGTTACGAATTCAACTGTAGAGATTGAGGCACACGGTTATTCGGTTGATGTTACAGAGGCCAAAATTGGATTCCCTGTTGAAATGGAAATACAGCTACTCCCAGTAAGCACGCCTTCTGCTGCTGGGTATAAAGGCTCAGGCTTAGTGTTTCCTCAACATATTAGAAATGTCACAATACTGTTTAACAATACGATTGGCGGCACTGTAGACGGGCAACCTATCGCATTACAAACTACTGACAATGTTGCACCATTAACCGCGCCTATTCCATTGACTGGGTTATTCAAGAAATCACTGATGAAAGGATGGAATGAGTTTTTACGAGACCCAATTACCATTGCGAGTGACGAGCCGTTTGACATACGAGTAATTGGCGTATATTACAAAATTGAGGAGTAAAGTATGTTTCCTTTAGCTGGGATTTTATTGGGGATGCAAGCCGCTGGAATGATTGTGGACTACACGCAAACACGCAGGCAAAAAGGTTTAATACAAGCGGGGAGAGAAATTGAGCAAGCACAGTATGAAGCCAATCTTGAGGCACTTAGGGCGCAAACTGCTCAACAGTCGTTATCGGCGATGCAGCAACTACGTCAAAACATCGGGACTCAAATTGCGGTTCAAGCGGCGAGAGGAACAAGTAGTAGCGGTGGTAGTGCTTTAACATTAAGGCAGTCATCCATGAAAGCTTATTCGCAAGACGAGCAGGTTAGACGTATGAATCAGCTAGCTAAAGAAGCAGATTTGAGGGCTGGAAATGCATTATCAGGGCTACATGCTTTATCTAGTGAAACTCAACTAGGGCAAGCAATGACAGGTCGTTTCCTAAATCTTATTCCTTTATCAAGCATGATGACTAACTTAGGCGGCAAACAGAAAACCACAAAATTTGGCATGACGGAGCTTGCATAATGGCACAAGATATTCAGACACTACAACCAAAAGAAGCATTAGATATTACGCAAAAGCAAGGCGGTTGGTTAAACGCAATGACAGAGCTTGCGACATCTCCCAATGCTATTGCTAACCTTGGCGTACAGATGGCATCGAACGCTTCGCAAACCTACCAAATGCTTAGAGGAATTGAGGCAGGACGAACCCCGAGTGACACTTTATTGCCTCCAGTAACCAAGGCTGACGAAGCATTTGTTAAAGGCTATAGCGCTCAAGCTGAGCAAACATTGGGGTTGCAAGCAACTCAGTTAATGAATCAGGCACAACTAGATTTAGCCAAGAACTATCGACTAAGCAATGGTCAAATTCAAGCTTACACAGAAAATGTTTCTAAAGGCCTTCAAGACATATTAGAGCAAGCACCTTATACCATTCGCAGTAAAATGGCTAATCAGTACAGCGAGACATTGCAGCGGCATACTTTTGAGTTAAACAAGCAATTATTAACTCAACAAAAAACAGAAGCCAAACAAAACGCAGGATTATTTGTTCAATCACAAATGCGGCAGATGACAGACTCAATTATGTCTGGTCAAGGCAATCCAGCCACAGTTTACCAGAATAGTATCGATTATATTAATAACAAGCAAGCAAGCGGTATGTGGTCGCCAACTGAGGCCGAGACGCAACGCAAAGCCATGAAGCAATTGTTTCTCAATAATTCCTTAAGCAAACAAGCGATTGATGCTTACAAAAATAAAAACGTCGAATCATTCCTAACGTCTATTGCCGATAAACCAGAAAAATTTGGCGATATGGATGTGGGTTATAGTGAATGGGAAACCGCAAGGAATCACGCATTAAACGAAGTAACCAATTACGAGCGTTTTACCAATAGCGAACAAAACCTTTTAGTCTCAAATGCTAAAATTAAATACATTGAATCAGGCCTGCCACAAACTGAAATCGACGATTTAAAAGCACAACTTCAGCCACAAAAGTTTAATGAGCTTTATGGGTGGATTTTAAATAAACAAAATGCGCACTCCATACTACATAACCAACTGACTGAATTACTGGCAAAAAGTGATGATGTTAATGTTATGGCAAGAGCAACACCTAAGCAGGTTAACGCGGTTTACGATGCAAAGATCGCGCAACTTAAATCTGACGCAGCTTACAAAGGTCAATCACTAAGCGCTGAGGATGCGCAGTTCCAAGCGATTAGCGCAATACCTAGAGCAATTCCAGCGGTTAACAAAATGCTGGCTAACCAGTTAACCAACGGTGACGCGAACACTGCTATTCAGGCAGCCTCACAGATTAAACGTATTGAAGATGCGGACTTGTCTAGTCGATTGGATAACAGCATGTTTAGCACAAGCAATCCTTCGGCAATTATTGCGCATACAATTAATGAGATATTACCGTTTTCCGCAACCCCAGAAGAAGCGGTTGAAATGGCAAGAAAGATTGCATATCCAACAGAAGAGCAAAAGAATCAATCTATTGCTTTAACACAAAAGTTTAATACGAAGTATGGAACGGCAGCTAAAAGAATATCTTTTGCAAAAAACATGGTAGATGTTCCGCATGGCACAGATGTTGTCGATAAATCTGCTTTTTACCTTGGTGTGTCAGATGCGTATCAAGATGCATTAAAAGTATTTGGGAATGAAGAATTAGCTAAGTCGTGGGTACAAAAAGGCATCAACCAGAATTACGGCACAACATACGTTAACGGCAAAGAGCAATTTACATTCATGCCAATCGAAAAAGTTATAGGCTTAGATAAAAGTGCGGCACCAATGATTCAGCAAGACATCTATAGAGACGTTAGTCAGTACGTAACCAATATGAAGACTATTTATGACAATACTCCAAGTTTAGGTTTTTACTACGAACTAGCTCCACGTAAAACATACGATGAGTTTGCGCAAGCTGTGACTGACCCTAAAGCACCTAATGCCAAAGGAACGATGGATGAGTTTTTGGCAGCTAAGCCAATTCAAATCACAAAGGTTTACCGTCACTCAGGCGAGCGAGTTAACTATACGCTGGAAGTTCGTTCAGGCCCATTTGCGTCACTTGGCAATCGTGCTGATTTAGCTGCTAGTGGGTATGATTATATATTGCGCAATGAGCAAGGCTCCATTGAGTCATTCTACGGTACGTTTGGCAACCAAGGTAGAATTCCTTTCTATTCACCAAATTCAAACTACATTAAACAAGGCACAATGACATACCAGCATGCTACACAAGACAACTATCGAATGCGTTTGAAGAAGTATCTTGAAGAATCTAAAGGGCTACAAAATAGATTTGAAGATATTGGGTTACAGCGTGGCGAAGGATTAAGCGGTATTAAAAAGACAGCAAGCCGTGATGAAATGACACTACAAGAACTTGGGGGCTAAATGGACAACGTACAAGAAACCAGAATGGATGGGCAGGACATTGCTACTGAAGAAGTCCCAATGCCTCTAAGAAGACCTGTAAACCAGCTTCCATACGACCTCAGCAAACAGGGTATGGGTTCAGTGTTTGGCGGATGGCCAGAGCCTAAAGAAACTGTAGAAGAAAAAACGCCTTGGCTGAAAACAATGGAGTTAGAAGCTAAGAAACAATCGGTATTATACAACGCACAGCGTACTGGATTAGGGTTCCTTCAGTCTGAATATAATTTTTTGTTTGACAACGTAGATAAAGATTTTGACACAAACAACCCAGACCTTTACCAAGATATCCCTGAAATATACTGGCCTACCATCCGTAATGCTACATCTCCAAGCGACCTTAAACGAAGACAAAATATCGTTGCCGAAGAAATGGAGAACCAAAAGCTTTTAGAAAATGGCGGATTCTGGCCAAAACTTATTGGCGGTGGCTTTGGAATGACAATAGGCTCAGGTCCGATAGGATTATCCAAGTGGGTATTGCCAGCCATTGCGGAATCACGAGCAGGAACATTTACTGTTGACGCCATGATGAACGCTGCTAAAGCAACGCCTGGAATTGCATTAGATGCTTTTAGCTATGAGTCGGCTTTAGACCTATCGAAAGGGCAATATGACGTGGAAGATGTGGCTATACGAAGTCTTGAAGACGCAGCATTTGGCTTTGCATTACGTGGAGTTGGCAAATCATTAGCTTATGGTAGTGATGGCGTTAAGGTATGGAATGGGCGTAAGTTAGTAGGTGCAATGTACCACGACGCCAAATTAGAACCTGTATTTGATGGCGATAAGCTGGTAGAGCTTAAATATACACCCCCAGTAAAAGAAGTGATGTCTGCAAAAAGAGCCGCTGAAATTGAAGGCGACCTTAGAACGATTGTTGCTGAAACTGGGTTTTATGGAATTCCTGTTGTTGGCAAAGGCTTAAAAGAGGTTACTAAGCTTGTAAATCCTGCATTTAGAATGCTCTCTAGCCCATTTGATGACGCAAGAAACTTTTTTTCGGGAATTGCACACACCGGAATACGCACAAAAGGAGAACTTGAAGGGCAAGCAAGAGTGCGTTCTGCTGAAGAGTTTGCCAGCTATTACCGAGCTATGGGAACTCGTCATCGCATGGAATATCAACAAGATTTTTATGCGGCCAATGGAATGACAAGTTCCAGCCAAACAGTAAATGCATTTAAAAACTTAGTGCAAACGTTTACTGAAAAGAAAAACATTTCCAATGACGAATTTGGCAGCCGTGTACGTGATGTATTGGCTACAGGCGTAGAAGATGAAAACCCGCATATTAATCGAGCAGCTAAGCGCATGAATAGCATTTTAGAAGACGTCAATCGGACTTACGCAGAGGCTCACGGAATTGATGAGTTTATTACACCTAAAAACACAGTTAATTATATTTTTCAAAACTGGAATAATAATAAATTAAAATTTGAACCTGACGATTTTTTTACTATTGGCAAGCAATATTTATCCGAAAAATCAGATGAAATTGCGGAAATTATGCGGCCATTAGACGAAATAGATAAAATGATTAAAACGGCTCCAGACGCTGAAAAAGAAGCATTGCGTATTCGCCGAGAAGAAATACAATCCGAGATTCACGATAAACTCACTGACAACGAAGATAATCATTTTTTGTTAACTGATAAAGTTGTTTTAAATTCCAAGAATCGTGCTGAGCTTAAAAAATTACTTGATGAATCTGGAATAACAAAAATAAATGAAGAGTTGAAAGCGTTAAAAGAAGAGTTAAAAACTGCCGCAAAAGACCGCAAGACAGAAATTAATAAACGCATAAAACAGTTATATGATGAGCGAAAGACTGCAAACTCTAAGCTTGAACTAGATGCTAGACTTGGAAGAATTAATAAAAAGTTCTTTTACAAAGAAAACGGCAAGATAAAGTTTCGAGACCCAAACAAGTTCCCTGAATTTATTGATGCATATAAAACAAAAAATGCTCAGATGAATTATTTAAAGCGCATTAGAGCTAAAATTACAGGCACAAATGCTACTGAACTAATGGATGAAGTATTAGGGCATGGTGGTCATTCAGGAAATCCTGCCTATACTAAGCAAAGAAGTTTTTTAATCCCTCAACAAATTTTAAACGCAGCAGGATATTTAGATAATGATTTAGCTTCTGCTATGGAAAACTATTTAGGCTCCATGGGGCGTCGTATTGGGTTAAAGCGTGGACTTGGCGAAATGTATGGAGAAGGCGGCCTTGATGACTTGTTTGAAAGCATGGCAAAACAACGTGATGCAAAAGAAGAGTTAATCAATCAAATTAAAGATGAAAAGCTTAGAACCAAAAAAAAGAAACGCTTAGAAAAAGATTATCAAACCGCCGTTGATGATATGAAAGCCATGTACGCGATTTACAATGGCCGTTATAAAAACTTAAACATGAGCGATTCGATTAACCAGCCAATACAAATTCTAAGAAATATGGTTTATGCTTCACGATTAGGTGCATTGCCAATTGCTCAGCTTACAGATTCTGTGGCTGTTATTTTGAGAACTGGTATTGTTCCATGGTTGTATGGCGGTGTAATGCCACACTTAAGAAGCTGGAAGACCGCCTTCAAAGGCCAAAAGTCAGAAATGCAAGAATCGGCTGCGGTTAGTTTATTAAGTCTTAATCATGTGCTTGGCGAAAAACAATACGATTATTTTTCTAAAGGCACCCACAATTATGACACAACACTTGGAAAAGCTGTAAAAGCTACAGATTTTTTAGCTAATAAATCTCAAAATCTTTCTTTTGCCAATTACTTTGAGAACATTAACGAATCCATTGCTGAAAGAGCATTTCAAAGCAATATCATTCGAGCAAGCAAACGTTTTTTGGATGGGACTATAACAAAATCAGAGTCTGTTCAAATGGCCAGAATGGGGCTTGATTTGGCAGAAGATGCTAGAGCGATTGTAGAGCAGTTTGATAAATACGGCGAATCACATTATGGGGGACGTGCGTATAACTCAAATTATCAAAACTGGGATAACGCAGACATTCAAGAGAAAATGATTTTGTCTGTTCGAAGTGGCGTTGCGGATAGCGTAGTCAAAGGGCAGATGTTCACTTCTCCATTATTCATGAAAGACCCCGTTATCGGCTCGTTGTTTATGTTTACCAGTTGGGGGTTTGCCGCAACCGAACGATATCTTTTACCATCATTGCAATACGCAGACGCCAATACTCTTCAAGGTATTATTGCGATGTCTATAATGTCTTCAATCCAAGACCCATTGCGACGTATGGCAGCAGGTAAAGAGCCGTTTGAAGATGAGGCAACCGTTAAAGATATTATTTTGAATTCTATTATGCAAAATGGTTTTTTGGGTATTTTGCCAAGTGCTATTGAAACTCTTAACTTAATCTCTCACAATGACTTATTAGGTAAATCTCAAGGGTTTAGATATAAAGAAAGGACAGGATTAGGTGGCCCAGCAGTTGATTATGCTTGGGATATTGCAAACACTGCTTATATGTTTGGGTCAGGCAAAATCAACAAAACAGGTGTAAAAAAAGCAATGAATTTGCTGCCGGTTACCGGAAACGTTTATATAAGAGGCCTGTTAAACGCTTGGAGAGAAGGCTTAGATATACCAGATACATATTCCGAAGCCGAGCCTTATAAAATCTTTCAAAAGGATTAACCATGTCTACACAAGTTCAAATCAATGATGTCGAACCAAAAACCCAGATTATCGCTACAAGCGGCCAGGTTGACTTTTCCACTAACTGGACAGCCAATGCTGCAAGCGATGTAGTAGTATATGCTAGAGCTGCTGGAGTTGAGCCGGATGATTTAACTCAAGTGGTTAGCACCACTGATTACCTGGTCACGTTTGTTGGAACATACCAAACTGTGAGAGTTACGTTTTCGGTTGGGAGAACTGCTGGCGATATCATTACTATCGTACGAAACACTCCAGCTGACCGATTAAATCTTTATACAAATACCAACTTTACAGCCAGTATGTTAAACCAGGATATCGGGATATTAACATTGGTTGACCAACAAGCGCAGTTATACAACAATCAAGTAGCCCCTCATTACAACCTATCTTCGACACCAGATTTAGGTGATTCGTTTACTGGTGAAGGTGGCGATATTTACTTGCCGATATTGGGTGCCAATGAAGCATGGAAAAAGAATTCTAATAATACTGCGATTGAAACTATATTATTCCCAAGTAGCGGTGGGCTTGCTCCAAGCGATGCCACTTATATTGTACAAACACCATGGTCACCCAGTGGAGAACTGCCTAACCAACAAGCATTAAGTAATCTTGCAACAGGATTTATGACAAGCGTTACTGCTACAGGCGTGGTTAGCACAAGAACTTTGCAAGGAACAGCGAATCAAATCAATATTACCAATACGGATGGTACTGGTAATCCAGCATTTAGTTTGTCTAATACGCTTGTTTTGCCGGGAACATTGACGCTTGGCGGAACCCTTAATGCAAATGGTTACAGCATAAGCAATGTTGGCCAGATAAATATCAGCAATATTGAGATATCTGGCAATACAATAAGCTCAACCGATACCAACGGAGACTTAATTTTAACTCCAAATGGTACTGGTGATTTGGTTTTAGATGGACTTAACTGGC